TATAGAGAGAAAAACAAAGAGAAGATTAGAGCATATCAAAAGGAGTATCATTTAGAATATGCAAAAATTTAGACAGATATTTGAAGGCAACAACAGCGCCTATGGTCAGTTAGTTTTAACAGGTGAAACTACCGACAAAGGTAAAGCTATTGGCAAAGCATTTATTAAACGTGAACCAATACCAGAGCAGCTATGGCAAGATCATTTAGATGGTAAAGACCCAGCACTTGGTGTCATACCTATTAACGAAAACAACAGTTGTCGTTGGGGTTGTATCGACGTTGATGAATATAACTTAGATCACAAAAAATTAGCGGCCTCTATTAAGTCCCATAAATTCCCACTGGTGATGTTTAGGTCAAAATCTGGTGGTGCACATTTGTTTTTGTTTACTACAGAATTTATTGCGGCATCATTAATGCAAACAAAACTAAAAGTTATGTCAGAAGCATTGGGTTTTGGTGGTAGTGAGATATTTCCAAAGCAAACTGAGATACTTGTGGAACGTGGCGACACTGGTAATTTTTTGAATTTACCATATCACGGTGGTATGCGTGGATTAAGATATGCTTTTAATGAAGAGTGTGAAGCTATTAGTTTGGAGGATTTTTGTAAGTTTTATGAAAATTTTGTACAAACAGAAGATCAAGTACATGAAATAAAAATAGATAAAATACAAGTTAAACAAGAAGCTTTTAAAGATGGTCCGCCATGTTTGAATAAACTAGCTCAAGAAGGGTTTGGTGAAGGTTCACGTAACAATGGTTTGTTTAATATTGCTATGTATCATAAACAAGCTGATCCCGATAAATGGCAAGATGCTGTGATGATAAGTAATTCTGAGTATTTTGATCCGCCTTTGCCTTATAAAGAGGTTAACGATTTAATTAAATCTATAGGCAAACGTGGTTATGATAAATATAGATGTAAAGACCAACCTATTTGTGGTGTATGTAATGCTGCTAAATGTAGAACAAAAAGATTTGGTGTAGGTTTTGACGAAGAACAAATGCCTTCTTTAGGTAATTTAACTAAAATTAATTCCTTTCCGCCTCAATGGTTTTTAACTGTAGGTGATCAAAACCAAGAAGGTAAACGTATAGAATTAAAAACAGAACAAATACATAACCCAAATTTATTTGCCATAGCCTTATTAGATCAAGCTAATATTGTAGCACCTATATTAAAAGCAAAAGATTGGCGTGAAGTTTATTTAAAACCTTTGATGATGAACTTGCAGGAAATAAAACCTTTAGAGTCTTTAGATCCAACAGTGCAAATAGAAAACTATTTATATGAGTTTACTAGAAATCGTGCTGACGCTTTAACTATCGAAGATACCTTAGAGGGCATGCCTTTTACTGACGAAGAAAAAGGATGCACTTATTTTAAACTAGATGATTTTTATAGTTTTCTTAAAAAGAGTAATTGGGATTTAGATAAAACTAAAACAGCAAATTTAATAAAGCAAAATAAAAATATTTTTATAGAAGAGGATAGACCTACAATAAGAAACAGTCGTCCACGTCTCATAGTAATAAAAGCTATGCAAAAAATAAAAGCTAGTACTAGTAAACAAAACTACGATGAGGTTCCGTTCTAATGGAAGAAAGAGAAAAAGGTAAACCAGGTGGACCAAAAGAAGTAATATTAGGTCCACCAGGAACAGGTAAGACAACCAGACTTTTAGATATAGTGGAACATTATTTACAAGAAGGTATTACTCCAGATCAAATAGGATATTTTTCTTATACTGTCAGAGCTGCGACTGAAGCATCAACCAGGGCTATTAAACAGTTTTCAAACTATATAGAAAAAGATTTTAAAAGTTTTAGAACATTACATTCATTAGCTTTAGCTCACATGCCAAAGTATAGAAACCGTTTGATGCAACCAGCTGACTACAAAGACTTTGGTAAAAAATGTAATATTAATTTTAATAATGTAACACAAAGCGAAGAAGATGGTGTTTTAAAAACTAGCAATGAATATCTAAATTTAATTAATTTATCTGTTATTACTAAAAAAAGTATTATTGAAGTGATGCGTGATAGAAATTATAGGGAATCCAATATAATTCCTGATAGAGCTGAAAAAATACACAGTGAATTACAAGCATATAAAAAAGCAAAAGGTTTAATTGATTTTAATGATTTATTAATTAAGTTTGCTGAGCTAGACTATGAACACATACCAAGCTACGAAGTTTTAATTATAGATGAGGCGCAAGATCTTAGTACAATACAGTGGGACGTGGTGGCTAAATTAGTTCACAACTCTAGAAACTATCATATTGCTGGTGATGATGACCAAGCTATTTATGTTTGGGCCGGAGCAAGTGTAGATTTATTTCGCAACTTAACAAAAATACCAGGTATAAAAGTAACAGAGTTAACGCAATCGTATAGGGTTCCGAAATTACATTATTACTTAGCGAAGAGAGTTATTGAACGTGATGCGGGAAGAATACCAAAAAAATATTTGCCCGCGGACCGCGAAGGTGTAGTGGAACGACCTAGCACGATGTGGAATGTAGACATGAGGAGACCTGGTCATTGGTTGATTATAGCTAATGAACATAAATTTTTATTACAAGCAGAGGAAATGGTAAAACAAAAAGGTTTGCTTTATATATACCATAATAAAGGTGGTATATCAGATGCCATAATTAAAATTATAGGTGTGTGGGAAAAATTTAGACAAGGGGGTATAGAATTAAAAGGCGAACAAATAAAAGAAATCTACAAATACATGGGTAAGAATGTAGCTCATGGTTACAAAAACGGCAAGAAATCACCTGACGATTTGGATACATATGATGTAATTAAATGCAGTGAAGGTTTTGGTTTATTAACTAAAGATAGTTGGGACAAAGCTTTAATAGGTTTAAATGAAAGCGATATAGCTTATTTAAAAAGAATTGAATCTACTGGTGGTAAAATAGCAGGTAAAGCAACAGTAAGAATTTCTACTATATCATCTATTAAAGGGGCTGAGGCGGACAATGTTATTTTATTTAGTGACATTGGTTATCCAACCTATGCTGCAATACACAAAGGTGATGCAGAAGGACACAGAAAATTTTATGTGGGTCTCACTAGATCAAAAAACTATTTAGCAATTGTAAAAGAAAACACAGGAGAAAGATCTTATGGCTACAAAATTTAATAAAAAAACACACGATCCGGTAGATTATCCAGCACACTATAACCAAGGTGGCATACAATGTATTGATGCTATTGCTAGCATGCAGGGCGACGGTTTTAAATATTATTTACAAGGTAGTGCGGTCAAATATATATGGCGGCACGAACATAAAGGCAAACCCATTGAGGACTTAGATAAAGCAATTTGGTTCTTGAACAAACTCAAGGAGCAATACAATGAGAAAAAGTAAATACCAACAACCTAAGTTTTGGCCACCAACAGAATGGTTGCAGCCACAACTAAAAACTTTAACAGAATATAAAACTATCGCGATTGATTTAGAGACCAGGGACCCTGGTCTTATTAGTATGGGCTCAGGAGCAGTAACTGGTAATGGTGAGGTGGTTGGGTTTGCTATTGCAGTAGAAGGTTGGCAAGGTTATTTTCCAATTGCACACGAGACTGGTGGCAACTTAGATAAAAACGTGGTTAGAGAATACATACAGGAAATTTTGTCTACTCCTGCAGATAAAATATTTCACAATGCTATGTATGATGTTTGTTGGTTAAGAGCTATGGGCTTTACAATCAACGGTCGTATCTACGACACTATGATTGCGTCATCTTTAATTAATGAAAATAGGTTTAGTTATACCTTAGATTCTATTTCTAGGGAGTATGTAGGTTTAGGTAAAAATGAAAAAGTCTTACAAGAAGCAGCAAAATTATCCGGTGTTGATCCAAAATCTGAAATGTGGCGTTTACCAGCACCTATGGTAGGTGAATATGCAGAACGCGATGCAGAAGTAACCTTAAAGCTGTGGGAAGTATTAAAGCATGAAATTACACAGCAAGATTTATGGGAGATATTTAACACTGAAACTGATTTGTTTCCATGTTTGATTGATATGAAATTTAAAGGCGTAAGAGTAGACGTTGAAAAAGCAGCTTTGTTAAAAAATAAATTTGCTACTGAAGAAAAGAAAATACTAAAAGCAATTAAAAACGAATCTAATGTTGACGTAGATATTTGGGCCGGCGCTACCATTGCTAAAGCTTTTGATAAACTTAAAATTAAATACAACGTAACTGATAAAGGTACACCAAGCTTTACTAAAAACTTTTTATCAACTCACACGCATCCATTGGCACAACAAATTGTGCAAGCACGTGAATTAAACAAAGCGCATACAACCTTTATTGACTCTATAATAAAACACGAACACAAGGGCAGGATTCATGCTGATATAAACCAGATACGATCTGACGATGGTGGTACGGTGACCGGTAGATTTAGTTATTCTAACCCTAACTTACAACAGATCCCAGCGCGGAACAAGAATATCGGACCGGCGATACGGTCATTATTTATTCCTGAAGAAGGCGCCAAGTGGGGTTGCTTTGATTACTCGCAACAGGAACCGCGGATCTTGGTTCATTTTGCAGAAGTTATGAAGATGGAGGGATTAGAAACAATTATTAATTCGTATCATGATGGTGATGCTGATTTTCATCAGATGATTGCTGACATGGCTGGTATTGATCGTAAGCAAGCTAAGACAATTAATCTTGGTATTATGTATGGTATGGGTAAAAATAAACTTATGGGTGAATTAGGTTTAATGGTAGAGGAAGCGGGTCAGCTATTAAAAACTTATAATCAAAGAGCACCTTTCGTAAAAATGTTATCTGATGCAGCAACGCGCAGAGCGGAAGACAAGGGTAAAATAAGAACCATTGGCGGTAGATTGTGTCATTTTGATATGTGGGAGTCGTATGAGTTTGGGAGTTAATAAACCTATGAAATTTGATGATGCTAAAACAGAGTATGGTTTAGGAATGATGAAACGCGCTTTCACTTATAAAGCATTAAATAAACTGATACAAGGTAGTGCTGCGGATATGACGAAGATTGCTATGGTTAGGTTATATGAGGAAGGTTTTATACCACATATACAGATACATGATGAGTTGGATATATCGGTATACAACTCAGAAGAGATAGAACAAATCAAAGAGATTATGGAGAATGCAAAAAAACTAATAGTACCTAATAAGATTGACTATGAAGAAGGTGATAATTGGGGGAATATAAAATAATGAAATGTTGGACTTGCAATCACGAATTAATTTGGGGTGGTGATCACGACACGGAATGGGAAGATAATGACGAAGAACAACATATGATTATGACTAACTTATCTTGTCCCAAGTGTACGGCTGAAGTGATAGTATATCATGGTAATGTAGATAATGCCGGTAGTTAAATTGATCAAAAAACCACCGGCATATGAAGGTGAGAAGATTATTTTAAAATATATTAATATAAAAACTTGTCAAATGAAATAAAAT